GTTTTTGTTGAGTCATGGAACCGGCCATGGCAAGCCACAGTTGGAAAGATGATGAAATAAAGGTGATAAGCAATGATATGTAAATCGTGCCAAGGTAGAGGATACCATGTTGTCCTAAACAGGGGTAAATATAAGGATTTGGATAAATGGGACTGTAAGGAATTTGAAGGTCAAAAATATCATATTAAAATATGCACTAAGTGTAAGGGAACGGGAGAAATAGTGGAGTGATAAAATGAGTGTTGATAATGATGGAAACATTACTGAAGGAAACTTGCATATTTACAAAGGAGTAAACAGAAGAATAGAAGTTGTAAACCGTCCATGCCCTAATTGTGGGTCATTAACATACTTAGGAGTGTTTATTCCAACAGTCACGGTTTTATATGCTGATTATTATAGTCCTTCTTTTCAGTGCCATAACCTTATATGTGATCCTATTCATGAGGATTACACAGATTTTGAAGGAGGCAAGGTTTTAAAGGATTATGGGGCTTATTGGTCGGCTGAAGACAAGTATTATTACACCCCACAAAACCCAAGACTATAAAAACTGTTTTAACGAAAGAATGGAGGCAATAATACATGGTTGTGCATGAATTAAAAGACAGTAAAATTGAATCAAACCTAAAATATTTAAAAGGTGTTTATGATGATTCTGTTTTCGAAGAAAAGAATGATTACATTTATATTAAGTTTGGTATGCTTAAAAGAATTAGTAATCTGTTAATAGACAGCGGAGCTAACTTTATATTTAAAAATAACCAAATTATATTAGAAAAAAAAGAATTAAGAATGATATAGGAATGGGTTTAAAAATGGGTTGGTATTTCAATTTTAATATAATCAAAGGATTACGAGAACCCGTCCTTTCCTATTCCCCAAAAAATTTTTTTTGATGTGAGACGACCAGATCACCCATCATATTATGTCTCGAGAAAAGAAATATAAAGAACATGGACGGATCCATGTAAAACCATAGACTCTACACTTATATTGTATATATAAATCCTTTTTTTTCTCTGCACATAACATCTATATCCTTCCCTATTATATATATTTTACCAATTCTTATTTTGTAATATAACCCTGCAACCATTATAGGTGGTTGGTGTATAATATAAACACACATACCACGTCGAAACCTTTATATAACAATATAAACATACTTATAACAATCAATAAAGAATTAATGGAGACGACCAGGTATGAAAAAAGAATATAAACACATAGAAAAATTTAAAGAGCCTCATGAGGGGGAATACACACGATAAAGGAAGGCATAGCCGACCGCAGTGAAAGACCAATCAACCGACTCATCAACAAATATAAAACACTCCAACCCGGGGAGAGATATAACACAAAGGGAGAACTCGAAAAAAAGAGAACACAAAGAAAACGAGACAAAATAAGATACGCAGACCACTGCATGCAAGAATTAAACATACCAAGACAACATATAACCCAAAATGGGTACAGATACCGTGGAGAATTAGCAGAACAAATATATTACCTTATACACACCATACCCCACTTAGATGAATTATGCCGTAATTGCAGCATGGAACTAATCGTATTATTCCTCTCGTTCTACGTAAAATCAGCCAATACGAGATACAGGCCACCAGAAGAGTATAATATATGTAAAACACAAGGATTAACTACGGATAAGTATGCAAGTTTACTAATCAAACTGAATAAACATTTTATGACCAAACAAACACTCGCACAGCGAGTCCATATTAATAGTGTAGAAGAATAACACATTTTTATATATTATATGTGAGGCGACCAGATCATAACCAAAACCGTATCTACACAATACAAACCCGCCAGTGTTGAAAAAAAGCGTAAAATACAGGACGTGAACGGATACCGCTGCAACCACTGCGGATCACAAAATGTGATATTAGAGGAGCATGTAATATTCTCATACAGGGAACGTTATCTTATCTGCACATCCTGCGAATCCAAAAATGTGAGTCAGACATGCCCCGAGTGTGGGAGCACACGTTTTGACATTGAACCAGACTATATTATCAACTGTAAAGCCTGCGGACTGGTAACAGGTATGAGTCCGCCTTTATACGTTGCGGGTGTGCCGGTACGTGTCGATGAGGTACTTTTAAAGCGTACACAATAATTTTATTAAACCATTTTTTTTATTGTTATATACTGAGGGGGATAAACACACCTAACCGGGTGATTCAGCCACTAATTCTAAATTTATCCCCCCAATTTGACTAATTAATACTCATTTTATAAAATAATTGGAATCGGAGGCGATAATTATGGAAATAGACCAAGGAAAACTATCAACATACATAATAGGAATAGTAGCAGTCGTATATGGATTTTTACTAAGCAACCCCGAACTTGTACGGGATTTAGCCGAAAAATTAGGAGTAATACAATACCTCCCCCTCATCCTAGCAATCATAGCATACAGCTATGACTATATTAAACCAAGAAATGCAGAAACTGAACCAGTCCTAATCGAAGAATAAAAAAGAAAAACCAATGATCAACAATGACAACCATAGAAATACTCCTAGCCATCATCAGCCCCACCGTCATGGTAGCCTTTTTCATTATCAACATGATACAACGACTCGCAAGACTCGAAACCAAGACAGACTTCGTACTAACATGGATAGCAGCACTAAACGGTGAAATGAGCGACAAAAAAGAATTCAAAAACTTCCTAAAAGAATTAAAAGAAGTAGTACACGAAAAAGGACTATAAAACAGAAAATACAGAAAAAGGGGGATATAACATTGATACTAAGCTGCAACAACTGCAGCCTAACAATATCACTCACACCCACCAACCCCACCTCCAAACACCTAATAAACAACTACGGCAAGATAGACACTGTCACAGGCCGAATAATAGAAATAACCTGCCCATACTGTGACGGCGAACTAGTAGACATAGAAAATATAATCATAGAGAATATCATAGACCAAAGCCTCAGAGCAAACCCACAAGGCGATTAAAAAAAAACTCGGTGAACACACAATGCCAAAATATAACTGGGAAACCATAAAAAACCAATACATCTACGGAATAAACCAAGAAGACGGAACCAAACACTACCCCACACAAGAAGAACTATGCAAAATCCACGGATGCGGAAAAGGAACAATAGGAACAAGAGCCAAAAACGAGAACTGGAAAGGCGAAAAAGAGAAAATCTCGGTAAAGATCGAGAAAAAAGTAGCAGAGAAAAAGACAGAGAGAGAAGCAGAAGACATAGTTGCAAGTGACCAGAAGTTTGAATCCACCGGCGAAGAATTGCGGAAATTAATTAGACGGAAGATCAAAATAAATAATGATCTACTGGATAAGGGTGGATCTGTCCGTGATTATGACCTGAAAAATCTTGGTGATGCTCTACGTTCAGCACAGGAAGTAGTTAAGACTGCGCAGGGCGAAATATTAAGTCATCTCAAAGTTGAACAGAATACTAATATGGATATTGACCTGACTAATGCAGAGTTTCATGAGAAAGAACTAGAATTTATGAACAAATTAATAAAAAAGAATTAAAAATTACTATTTTTTTATGTAAATGTTCAATTTTTATTTTATATTGTTACTCATTATTTCGTCATACCGCAGTTTAACGAAGGGGATCCACCTATGAACCATGGAGTACTGGGATTGGGGCGGTGGAGCATCCTTATACATGAGGGAAAGTGGAGACCCCGAAACTTTGACGTTTTAATCATAGAATTCCTGCAATACGCTATACAGGGAAAAGTATCAAAAATATTACTAAGCATACCTCGTAGACATGGCAAATCAACGTTGATAAGTAAGAATTTCACGAGCTACTTTTTAGCACACTTCCCTGATGATAATGTTATCTTATCAAGTTACAGCCAACTCCTCGCCAGTCAGTTCGGTAAGGATTGTAAGAACATAATTAAACATTATGGACAATTATCACCCTACAATGTTGAATTAGCAGAGGATAGTAAGGCGAATAACAAGTTCAATATGAAAAAGCCGTATAGCGGCCAGATGTTGGCAGTTGGGGCGGCGGGTTCCATAATGGGATTCGGAGCCAACTTATTCGTAGTTGATGATCCGATTAAGAGTCCGAAGGAGGCTCGGAGTAAAACTATACAGTACAACCTTGAAGAATGGTTTGAAGGAGTGGCGAAGACCTGTCTAGAGACACGGAGTAATGGATTACCCCCTATCATGATTGTAATAGCACAGCGACTTGATATACATGACCTTCATGGTATTATAAAAGAGAATGAACCCTACATTGACGCAAATGAAGCCATCCAAACATTACGGACTGGTGGATGTATCGACCCTAACACATGGGTGGTACTAAACTTACCAGCTATCTGTGAAGACCCCAAAACAGATTTACTAGGACGGAGCATGGGTGAAGTGCTCTGGCCTGAGCAACGGAGTAAATCATGGTTAGAAGCAGAACAGAAGGCTATGGGCAGCTATCTATTCAACGCTATCTATCAAGGTAAGCCTACGCAACGTGAAGGGAACATATTCAAACCAGAATATTTCTATGATGAACGCGGCGAGTTACTACCCGAAATATTAACGAATAATAGTGAATTACCAGACGACATGAATATGATGCGGTACTGGGATTTCGCTGCGAGTGGAGATGAAGGAGACGCCACCGCCGGCCTATTAACAGGATGGAATACTGATGAGATGGTTATAAATGGTTTGGTGCATGGTAAATTCAGTGCCCACACCACGCTTAATCGGTTTGAAGTAACAACACTCAAGGATGGGCGGAATGTTAAAGTTATCATAGAACAAGAACCGGGCAGTGGAAGTAAATTATTAATTACAAAGTTCAGACGTTCACGAAAGTTGAAGGGTATCAGCATAAAAAGAGATAAAGTCCAAATAAACAAACTGGACAGGTGTTTTGACCTTGAAATATTAGCTGAGACGGGCAGAATCAAATTTAACACTGATAAAATAAATAATAAGAAAATTAAACTGATATGTGATGAATTAATATCATTTAATGGTGAGGATGGCGGTGAGGACAACATTGTCGACACTATGTCCGGCTCAGCACGGCACTGGATGAGGCCACGGCGGAGAATAAAAGTATGAAGAAGAATAAACCAGATGCATTTGTTGTAACCAAAGACGATGGTTCATGGGACCTTATAGGTGCGGGTGTCATGGAAAAATATGCTATCAAGGCAGACGTAGACAATGAGGGCAGTAAACAATTAAAGAGTGATGGATGGGAGTATGGAGAGACACTACTCGAACCATTATATGACCCATCCCAACTCGCAGAATTACTAGAGATTAACACATTCCACGCCCAATGCTGTGACGTGGTAGCAACAGATGCCGGCGGCTTAAACTGGACTATTAACCCCGTACCCGGCAGGGAGGGTAGTGATGAATCAAAGATAAAAGCTGAAGAATTTATCATGAAGATACGGCAC